ACATTATAGGGCTTTTAAGCGTGGCGCCAATAATGTCTCGAATACCGCTAGACAGATTAGAGAGTTTGTTGTTGGAATTGATTCGCGGGTGGGGAACTTAGGTCTTCCTGATACCCTTTCACAAGAGCAGAAGGGGGTTGTTCGTTCAGCGAAACAGGTTCATAAAGATGATCTTGCGAAGGCGAGGGAATTGCTTCAGATTGAACGTGATCGTGCCATTAATAAGATTTATAGGATGGCAACTAGTCCTGATGGGGCTGACATTCGCGGAACTAAGTATGATCCTATTGGAAAGTCTGCTATTGGAAGGGTGACCTTAAAGAATGCAAAAGTCGAACTTGAGCGTCTTAGCGAGTTTAATAATTCTAATAGTGTTTGGTATCATTCTGACAGTAAAGGTAATCCCATTTCTGATAAAGACGTTCGTCGTTATCGCGATGCTGTTAGACGCTACAATGAGCACATAGACTCTTATGAACGGAGCGTTGCTGGTACTAAGATTCCTTTTCTTGGGGACGCTACCGTGGGTGACTGGATTAGAGACTTTAGGCCTAAGAAAACTTATTTGCCTGGGGGATCTAGCTACGCTTTAGAGAGAATGAATCCTGACAAGCGGACCACTAGTTTCGATTCAGCTGAGTCCATGAACTTGAAGGCGGACAAGGTTTTACATCGGTTAACTAAGAAGGGTCAGCAGGAACAATTGACTGCTGCTAAGCAGCAGATTGCTGCTATGCTTGATGTTATTGGCGATCCGGAGCTTTATGACATTCTTACCGAAATTCCTGATGACGTGCTTTGGCTTATGTGGACTGTTAACGATCATTTCGCTAACCAATTGTCTCTTATGTATGAAGCCGCTAAAGAGGGTTATTATGAGCGTAAGGCTGCGGGGCAGGACTTGTGGTATGACGATGTTGAAGATGCAGGTAGTGACATTAAGTCGCTACTGAAGGAGATTAAGCAGATTAAGATTAAGCCGGAGGACGATTTCAGTGGTTCGCCAATCAACAAGCGCGCCAAGCGTCGCCGGAATAAGCGTTAGAAAGAGTCACAAGAAGTTACCTAGTTATGTTGCCGACTTTGAGACAACTACTCTTGAGGATGATTGTCGAGTTTGGTCTTGGGGGATTATTAGGGTAGGAAAGTTAAGTGATTATGTTGATGGTACCACTATCGATGGCTTCATTAATCACATTAGCCAAAAGGCGCAACACGTGTATTTCCACAATCTTGCTTTTGATGGGTCCTTCATTCTAGATTGGCTACTCAAGCATGGTTACACATGGGTGAAGGAGAACCCTAAACCCTTAGAATTTACTTCACTTATTTCTCGTATGGGAAAGTTTTATTCCATTACAGTGGTGTTTGATACGGGATACCGAGTTGAGTTTAGGGACTCGTATAAGAAATTGCCCATGTCGGTTGCGGGAATTGCAAAAGCATTTAATTTACATGACCAGAAACTAGAGATAGATTACGACACATTTCGCCCCATAGGATATATTCCTACAGAACAAGAACGAAGGTATCAAAGAAATGACGTTGCAATTGTTGCTCAAGCATTGGAGGTCCAGTTCGAAGAGAAAATGACCAAATTGACTGTTGGCGCAGACTCGTTAAACACATACAAGAAAATGACAGGAAAACTATTTACAAGAAGGTTTCCCATTCTTTCACCGGAGATTGATACAGAGATCCGAAAAGCGTATAGAGGTGGATACACATACGCTTCTCCTCGATTCACCCGAAAGATAAATGGTCCTGGGAGCGTGTATGACGTCAATTCCTTATATCCTTCAGTGATGCGGACTGCCTTACTGCCCTATGGAGAGCCTGTTTATAGTGATGGTCATCCGTCAGGCATGTATCCTCTTTACATTGCTTCAATTACGATTACAGCATCTCTTAAAAAGAACCACATCCCTTGTATTCAAATTAAAAAGAACTTATCATTCAACCCCACTGAATATTTAACTGAAATAAAAGAACCCACTACAGTAAATGCAACAAACATCGATATTGAATTGTGGAAAAAACACTATGATTTAAAAATTCATTCATGGAACGGCGCTTTTGAATTCAGGGGCAGTCACGGGTTCTTCGATTCTTATGTAGACAAGTTCATGGACGTCAAAAAGAACTCAGAAGGGGGACTTAGGCAAATTGCAAAATTACACCTCAATAGTCTTTATGGAAAGTTTGCTACCAACCCTGACGTGACAGGAAAACGCCCTGTGTTGAAAGATAATCGAGTTTCACTTGTAACCAACGATGTTGAAACAAGGGATCCTGTTTACACTCCTATGGGTGTCTTTATTACAGCCTACGCTCGAAGCAAAACAATATCGGCAGCGCAAGATAACTACGACGTGTTCGCTTATGCTGACACCGATTCACTCCACTTGATTGGTCCTACCACTCCCCCAGCAGACCTTTGGGTGGACTCGGTAGAATTGGGTGCGTGGAAGCACGAGTCCACGTTCACTCGTGCCGTGTATGTGCGGGCAAAACAATATGCGGAGGAAATTGATGGTGAGCTAGATGTGCATATTGCAGGCCTCCCCCGCAACATTGCGGCTCAACTCACTTTTGAAGATATGTTGCGAGGCGGACAATGGGATGGTAAACTTATTCCCACAAGAGTTCCTGGGGGGACAGTTCTCAGGAACACAACATTCACACTTAAAGTATGATAGGCAGGTAATATCATGGCACGACCCGTTAGTGACAAGGCAACTGTTAAGTTCCGCCTTCCGAAGGCTGTCATCACTGATGTCGATGAGGCTCATTGGATTGAGCGTCGTTCGGTTGACGACATTGTTCGTGACGCTATTATTGATTATCTCTCAAAGACTTCCAAGCACGCCAAGTGACTGTCGGCCAGGCACCGATGACACCCCATGATAAGGACGGCGCCTGAATGGAGTTGTCACTCTCCGTCAGCCCTAGCGAGTATTGGAAATTTGAGGTAGGCTAGAGACGTAAAGTCTCTAGCCTACTTCTTTAGGAGGATTAAATGCCCGTTAACGACGCAGACAAAATGGGGCTTAAGGGACTAAACCCTGATGGCTCTACCATGAATGCGCAGCAGCGCAAGGACTGGAAACGTCAGTGGAATGAGAAGCATGAGGCGGACAGGAAGAACCGTCAGTCCGCCGGAGAGGATACCCGCCCGCTTTCTGAGAAACTGGGTGACGATAATCCCGACGTCCAGATGAAGGCGTCCCAGGAAGCCAATCGCTATCGTGAGAACATGCGTCCTCAGGATCGTGTGGGGACCCGCATGGAAAAGGAGCATGTTTACGATCCGGGGGATTCTGACGGAGACGGCAAGGCGGTTTCCCCTTCGGATGAGAATATGCTTGGTGGGGATCCTAAGTCGGCTAAGAAGACTGACGAAGACCCGTTTAAGGACACCAAGGCTGCTTGGGCTAAGCTGACAGAGGTTTTCGGCGATAAGGTGGCTGCTCTTCAGGGGGAGCTTGAAGGTCGTTTGGGTGAGGCGTTAACCCCTACTGCTCGTGAGGTCAACAACCCTTACGCGGGTAGTGATGTTCCTGCCAGCAAGGAGATGACTGTTGGGGACGTCAAGGCGGCGGCGTCGCGTTCTGTTGATGATGCTAAGGCGGTTATGGGTGGTCTTGGCGAGATTGGCTCTGCGGCCACTGAGGTGGCGGGAAATGCTGTTAGAGAGGGCACGCGTGCTACCATTAAGGACATGGGGTACGACCCTAATGAGGTTGGAAGTGCAATTACTACTGCTGGAAAGGCGGTTAAGGGTCTTACAGGGCTTTTTGCATCAGAACCCTCTAGTGGTGGAAAGGTCCCTGATGGGAACTGGAAGCCTAAGTCAATTACAGATCTCTTTAAGTAAGGATTAAACAATGCCGGCTCTTCGCGACAATCTCAATAATCTGGAAATCATGAATGCTATTCGCAGCGATGCTCGCCGCGAGTACCAGGAGATGGTTCCTGAGGTTACTAAAGCCAATATTCAGGAGACCATTTCCGATATTATGCACGAGGACATTACTCGCAACCAGTTCATGAACGCTCTGGTCAACCGTATCGGCTCTACCATTGTTCGAGACATTGTTTGGCGTAATCCGCTCGCCATTTTCAAGCAGGGTATGATGAATTTCGGTGACACCATTGAAGAGGTTCACATCGATATGGTTAAGCCTACCGTTTATGACCCGAACCGCGATTATCTTGAGAAGGACGTGTTTGGTCAGTCTCGAGTTAACTCCTACTCGGCTTTCCACAAGATTAACCGTCAGGAGAAGTTTAAGATCACCATTAACGAGACGGAATTGCGTCGCGCATTCCTGAGCGACAATGGCCTCTCACAGTTCATCTCTTCTCTTATGGCGGTTTCTGCGACGTCTGATGAGTGGAGCGAGTTCCTGACCATGTGCTCTCTCTTCCGCACGTATGAGAAGGTGCATGGCTTCTATCACATTCAGATTCCTGACATGAATGTGTTTGAAGCCAGTAAGGATAAGACTGATGCAGCCATCAAGGCTCTTCAGGTCGCTGCGAACAAGATGCAGTATCCAACTCGCGCATACAATTCTCAGGGCGTTCCGTCGTTCGCTCGACCTGAGGACCTGGTTATTATTGCAACACCAGAGTTCAAGGCGAATATTGATGTTACATCGCTGGCTGCGGCATTTAATCCCCAGAACGCGGCTGTCCCTTCGCACGTTATTACGGTGCCGAACGAGTCTCTTCAGCTGGATGGTATTAGTGCTATTCTCACGACGAAGGACTTCCTGTTGATTAAGGATGTTCTGATTGAGAATCGTTCTATTGACAACCCCGAGGGCCTGTATTCCAACTATTTCCTGCACCACTGGTCGGTTCTGAGTGTTTCTCCGTTTACTCCGGCGATCGCATTCGGCACCGCGCCCACAGGTAAGATTACTATTCCTGAGAAGAAGAATGCCGAGATTCAGGGCATTAAGGTTGCCGATGCTAGTGGTAAGCACAATGTCACTCCTAAGCCTGGTGACCTGCGCGATCTTTCGATCGACTGGAAGACGCCGCTTGCTGAAGGTATCCACCCTGCCATCGATTGGGACATTTCCGGTCAGAAGAGCAAGAAGACTCGGGTGTCCAACAATGGAACCCTTGTGATTGGTGAGGACGAGCCTAAGGGCACCGAGATTCGTGTTGAGGTGGCGGTTGATAACCCGAACCAGGATGGTCAGAGTCCGCTGACGTTCTCTACCACGGTCACGGTATCCTGATAGAATAAGGGAACCACCCTACCACTTTCGGGTGGTAGGGTGTTTTCTTATGGAGGAGAATATGAGTGCTATTAATGAGATGCCCCCATCTACTGAGGCGGGCATGGCTTTCGATTATTCTGTGTGGTCTGCTGGATCTGTGGTCCGCATGGTTAATGTGCCTTTTGACAACACATATCGAGACATTATTGATTGGTCTTCATATGGGAGCCCAAAGAATTATGTTGAGTCTTTTCAGCCTTCGCAGACTGTGCGACTCGAATCCATGACTTATCTGGCTCAGGGTAGGCCTATTAGGGTTCCTACACCTTTTTCTAGAGCAGTTCAGTTTAACTATCTGATGGTTCAGAACCCCGGACGACCCTCTAACGCATTTACCGAGGACTACCAGCCCACAGAATTCTTTTACTTTATTACTGATGTTCAGTACATCAATCCCGGAACCACCCAACTTATTCTTCAACTTGACGTGTGGACTACATATTATTCTCGTGTGACGTTCGGGCGTGGGTATGTCGAGCGAGGGCATTTGGGGATTGCGGCATCTGACGCATACTCTGGTTTCGGGAAGAAGTGGCTCGTGCAGCCGGAGGGTTTCGACATCGGTAATGAGCATATTATTGCTAGGACTTACCGCAAGGTGCTTGGTGACATCAAGAAGAAGGAGTACGACGTCATCATCACCTGCACCACAGACATCACAGCTCCTTACGGCACACGCAATTCGCCGTCCATGATTATGGCTCGCGGATCTGACATGGAAGGGCTGCCTAATGGGGTAGACATCTGGTGGGCTGACTCTAATGCCTTTAAGGTGGGGATGAACTATCTTGCTGATTATCCGTGGATTGCTCAGGGGATTGGTTCGATTACCCTGATTCCTAAAAACACTATTGGTCGAGAGTATGATAAGACGGTTACTCTTGGAAACGCGACTTGGTATCACGTTAGCAATCCTGGGGTGAATAACCGCGCCATGTTCTTTCTGACCGAAGAGGATTTTCGCTCTAAGATCATGGAGAACCTCCCTGACGATTTCAAGGAACTTAAGAAGTTCACTACATCTCCGTACTGTGTTCTTGAGTTAACTACCTACACGGGCAATCCTCTTGAAGTTCGTCCTGAAAGCATTGCGACGGGCAACATTGGTATCACAATGTGGTCTCACCTAGCTCCGCCAATGCCTCAGATCTTTTTCTCCATCAACTACCAGAATCACTACGGTGGTGCTCAGGTGGTTTTCTCTGACGGCAAGAAGGCTGAGGGGGCTGGCGAAGAGTTTGACGCCATCACCGGCTACCAGAGCCTCCCAACCTTCGCGGCGGTCAATAATGCCTCGCTCAACTACCTGGCCGCCAACGCCCACACAATCGCTCAGCAGTACAACGGTGCCAAGTGGACCCAGCGCCGCGCTCAGCGGCAGGCGACGGCGGCCCGCGACGTAGCCAACGCGGGCATTGCCGCTACCCAGGCTGGCGCTGAGAACACCATGTGGGGCAACAGTGCCAACGCGGACTCGCAGTCCCGCTACAACGGCATGCGTGCCACTGTGCAGTCCATTCAGGGTGGCATGACGGCGCTGGGTGGTGCTCTTGCACTCAACGGGCAGGCGGTTGGCGCGGGGCTCGGTCAGGCGGCTACAGCCAACATCGAGGCGATGATCTCCTCCTCGCAGGCACAGTCTCAAGCTCACATTCAGAATCAGCTGGCGTCTGGGGCCTCGCAGATCTCTCAGCGTCAGCAGAGGAGTGTGCGTGACACCAATTTCGAGTTGGCACAGTTCTCCGCTAACGGGGACTACGAGAATGCGGTTGCGGCAATTAACGCTCAGGTGCAAGATGCTCAAGTTATTCCCCCGTCGGTTATTGGGCAGACTACTGGGAGTGTGACCCCTATGGTGGCATTTAATATGGCGCTGGACTGTCGCATTCGTCAGATCAGTCAGGGTGCGATGCAGCGTATTGGTGAATACTGGCTCAGGTATGGTTATGCCCTTAACTGTTGGACTAACATCACACACCTTTCTCTGATGAATTACTTCACCTACTGGAAGATGACTGAGTGTTATCTTAAGTCGGCTAATATGCCCGAATCATTCAAGGGCACTGTTAGGGGCATTTTTGAGAAGGGTGTGACAGTCTGGCGTCGGCCCTCGGACATTGCTACAATTGACCCTAGAAAGAACCGCGTATCTAAGGACGTGAGTGTTAAAATTGAAAACTAGAGTTGACTTCGTAAAAACGGGTGTTTACGACCAGGTAATGGCAACACCGCCCACTTTCTCAGAGAATCGTCAGGCCCGTCTGGAGTTCATGTACCGACGCCAACTCATGGGCAAGTGCATGTCCCGCTTCACTTGGGAGGGTCTGCCTAACGGGATTGATCCTCGATTCATCGAGGCCACTCTCTTCAATAATGCTTTCAGCATCTTTTACTTCGACACTCTTCTTGAGTTGTTCATGGCTATGCCTGCCACGCCTTCGGGAAGACTTGATATTCAGGACAATCCTATTAATTATCGTGTTACCCGAAACGGGATGTACTCGCGTGACGTCAAGGCGTCTGACTGTGTCACCGTCTGGGCAAACCAGACAAGAGTTCCGGATATTGACATTGTGCTCACGTATGCGTCTCGGCTTGCGCAGGTCGACCGAACAATCGAGATCGACCTCCTCAATGAACGAAATCCAATGATTGTCGCGTGTAATAAGGAACAGCGTCTAGCTATCCAGAACGTCATGAGCAAGATCTATGATGGTGAGCCGGTTGTCTGGGGAACAGAGAACCTCGCACTCGAAAACCTGGCCTCCACCATTGGCGTTTTCCCTCTTAACCAGAATGCTGGTACCGGTGCTGTGTCTTCGATCAAGCACATGGAGTCCAAGTCCAAGATCTGGGGAGAGGCGCTAACTATGTTAGGTATCATGAACGTTAACTCAGAGAAGCGTGAGCGCATGGTGGTTGAAGAGGCTGCCGCTAACTCGGGGCAGGTGCTTGCCTCTAGGGAGTCGTTCATGAAGCCGCGACAATTGGCCTGCGAGCAGATTAACGAGAAGTTTGGGCTCAACGTGTCCTGTTCCTGGGCTGTGGATGACAATGCCACGCCTAATATGCAGGACTATCTGGAAGTTAACAACCTTAACACTTATGAGGAGGGGAGCGATGGCGGTAGTAACGATGCGGTTTAAAGATCTCTGGAACATCACTGACGGACATGTTGGTCTTGATGAGTATGAGATCTTCGATGAGGCGTACAGGCCTGTCCTGAATGATCGAATTAGGCGAGAGTATTGGTTGGAAGACATTGCTCATGAAACGCCCGACATCTTCATTTGGCGACTCAGCCTTAAAATGGACCTAATTATGCCTCGGTACAACCGAATGTATAAGGCGGAGCTCCTCAACAATGACCCACTTGACGGGGGCATTCGCACCAACGACAGCTCACAGGATGGTACGAGCACTGCTACGGGACGAAACGAGCAGAGCAGTACTGGTAGTGGGGAGGGCGGCTCCAAGGGGCGTACGGTAGGTTCTGATACGCCTCAGACGCGTTTGGCGGGTAACGGGGACTATGCCTCGACCATCAGTGACGCGACGTCATCGACTACATCGTCCAACAAGTCGTCTTCGACTAGCGAGTCGAATAACCGGAACAACTACAAAAATACTCAGCACTCATTGTCTAAGGGTTATTCGAACCCTAAAGCGGCAATGATCGCCCAGTATAGGTCAACACTTATCAATGTTGACGACTTGGTTATTGCAGAACTTTCAGATTTATTCATGCCTATATGGAATAACGACCACAAGGGGTCGTCCCTACTTCTAGGAGGATATCTTGGCTACTGGTGACCAGATTATCGGCTCAATTGATGCTGCACTTTACCGTGTGCAGAATCGCGAGATCAACAACATCACCCCCTTCACCTACCGCGAAGGACTTACTTACTACGAGGTTCTTCATCGCATTCGCCAGGCGGTTGTTGAGGCCATCGACTACATCCTGAAATACGGCAAGGATCAGGACAAGATCATTGAGCGCCTAAACCATACTGTTGAAACGTTCATCACCGATGTTGAGTCCAAGCATTCTGAGTGGAATAAGACTCTAGACGTCAAGAAGGAAGAGGTTCTTCGCACCATCACAGAGTTCCGTAGCCAGCTGGTCGACGCTCGCTTCGAGCGTACGCAGGATGGCGACTTCGTCTCTGCTCCTATGAAGGACGGTGGGCGCACCGTTATTCCGTCTCAGCAGTGGGCGAACAAGCTTGGGGATAAACTTCAGGCAGTTAAAAATGATATTGCTCGAGATTACTATAACAGCACTCAGGTGAATCAACAGTTCGTCAGAAATCGAGTATACGACCTCCCCTACTCCTTGATCATCGGATCGTCCAACGCGACCGACAACAGCTGGAACGACTGGGTTCGTTCGCGCGGCGAAACCCCCAAGAAGTTCTCTGTCGGCGGGGGAGGGTTCACGTCCGGTGACAGCAACAACTTCGTCGGTCAGTTGCGTCGAGCCATCTCAACGATGTCTCCGACAGAGAAGATGACAACGGGTAGAATCTACGTCATTGACTGTCTTAACGATGTTCGTGGTAGTGGCGCGGTCAGGCAGCCCGTCGAAACGTTCATGTCTCTTGCGAGCGTTAACTTCCCGAAGGCAGAGGTCATTGTTCTCCCGGTTATCCTTAATGACTCTAACTTAAACAACACGTGGAACATTGCTCGTATGGCCTCATATGTCACAGGAGAACTGAAGAACATCATGGAGCCCTACGGCGCAAGGATCTGCGAGGGCTCCCGATCGTGGTTCCACAACTGGGGCAAGGAGAACGACTTCTACGGAGCAAACGACGTCCATCTCTATGTGGCCGGATACAAGCACTGTCAGAAACTCTTCTCTCAGTGGCTCGACGGAGGAGACGGATGGTTGAACTTCGGGTGGTTGGACGTCAGCACCTCAGCGAACACCAGTAACGTTAAGAGTGTCAGCAACATGTATGTCTCCCGTTGGCGTGACGAAGTCCGTGTGGTCGGTGAGTTCACGACAAAGGCGATCGGCGATAACCAGCAATTGTTCCAGTTCCCTCAGTGGGCTCGCGCCTACAGGAACATTTATTTGCAGGCGTGGAATAATGTGACTGCGTTTCCTATCTGGCTTGACACCTTCGCTCAGCTAGTGTCTCCGACCAACATGATTGACGGCATGGTCGTTAAGGTGGACGGTCGCGGCTATATCTGGTGATGTGGGTCGAAGGGGTTCTGCTAAAATAGTGGTAGAACCCCTTCGGTCTATTTGGAGTAGAAATGCCCTGGAATGACAATATGAGAAAAGTGGCTGTAAAGGCCATTGGTAGCGTTGAGTCGAATATGGACTATGCTGCCATCAACTACAATGACCCCATTACTATCGGGATCGCCCAATGGTATGGCACTCGTGCAGCATCATTTTTGAAGGGGTACTTAAATTCGGTGCAATGGAAGACTTCCGGTATGGAGGGCACGTCGTTGGATGCTGCTCTGAAGGCACATGACGCAAATTCGTCTTACTGGAACACCTATTATCTTGACCGAAGCATAGACAGTAAATTAAGAAGTTTCTTGCGTCTGGCCGCATTAGGACAGGATGTTCAAATTCATAAGGACGTGGAAGGTTACGCGTCCGTGGCGAGACAGTACGGGTTGGATATTGAAGCAAACACTGAGAGCTTCATCATGTGGGCCTCTGCGTACCACCAAAGTCCGCGACAGGCACTCAGGGTGCTTCAGCGTAACGGTGGAGGTCTGGGGCTCAGTGCCATGTACCAGGCGATTCTTGCTGACTCAGTGTTGGGGCAATACAAGAACAGGTACAACAAAGTATTTCAGATCGTGTCGTCAGGAGATACCAGTGGTGTGGGTTCTGGAAATGGTTCCAGTAATGCGGCCATCGGGAATGGCGGATTCTTTAACTCCAACGGAGTGCAGAGTGTGGGCATTGATGGGGGCGAGATAGTTCTTCGAGCAGACAACACTGATGCAATTTATTTTAATTCTAGGTGGGGAAACGCTGCACTATACCCATGCGGTATTAACACTTGGAAAATCGAGTTAGGGAGACTCTACACAAACATCCAGATCGACGTCCCCGACCAGCCAGACAATCCCGGTGGAGGCGGCGGAGGCGGTGGAGGTGGTGCCGGGGACGGCAGTGCAGGTGCCAAGGCCGTCCAGTGGATGCGCTCGCGTCTCATGAAGTTCGCCTATCTCCAGGCGCCCGGCAGGCTTGACCCGGACCGGTCGGGATTCGGAGACTGTAGTAGCACCATCTACCGTGCCTATAAGGACACGTCCGGCATTAACGTGGGAACGTGGACCGGAGACCAGTATTTCCGGGGACGTGCCGTCATTGAGCGTGGTCGCGGGGCGATGACAGCGGCGCAGAAGAGCATGTGCCGTCCCGGCGACATCATCGTCATGTCGTGGGGTGGGGGGTATCCGCACACGGATCATGTGGAGATGTTCGTGGATGAGGGGCACACTGTTGGCCATGGAGGGCCTAACAGGGGTCCACACATTAATTCTATTGGGATGCTTTCTGGAACGGCATGGTGGACTGTGAGGCGTCATGGCTAAGAAATTCAGTTACTACAACTTCAATAAGGTTCTATCCTATGGCGGTGTTTTTAACATGGTCATGGGTGCGCGCGGTCTAGGTAAGACGTATGGCGCTAAGAAGATCGTTATAAAAAACGCAATAAATAAAGGGCAGCAATTCATCTATCTGCGTCGCTACAAGACGGAACTAAAAGGGCGTAAGTCGTTCTTTGCTGACATTGCACATGAATTTCCTGACGAGGAATTCCGCGTGGAGGGCCAGTATGCACAAAGGAAGGTAGGGAAGAAATGGGAAACCATCGGTTACTTCATTCCACTGTCGACGGCGCAGGCAAATAAGTCGATTGCCTACCCAAATGTGTACACTATCATTTTCGATGAGTTTATTATTGATAAGGGAAGTCTTAGATACATCACGGACGAAGCCAAAGTGTTCATGGACTTCTATTCCACGGTAGACCGCTATCAGGATCGTGTTCGCTGTTTCATGCTCAGCAATGCGGTGTCAATCATGAACCCCTATTTCATTCGGTTCCACATCGAACCTGTTGAAGGTGTGTCTCGCCATGCTGACGGCTTTATAGTTACGGATTTTGTTGACTCAAAACAGTTTCAATCAGAAGTAGCGCACACTAGGTTCGGGGCATTCATCACTAATTATGCTGAGGACTATGCGAAATACGCCATCTCAAACGAATTCGCAGACAACTATGATGACTATGTGCTCAAGAAAACCGGGCAAGCCAAATACATGTTCTCGCTAAGAACGCCCCAAGGAAACGTGTCAATATGGGTTGACGGAGGCACCTGGTTCGCACAGAAAAGACAGCCCAAAGGTCCCCTGGTACAATGGGCCTATAAAGTCAAAGATCTCAGGAAGGGGGAAAAGCTTCTTCTATATGGAGACAAGGTGCTTACCATTATGAGAACCACATATAGAAAAGGCCGGCTCTTTTCCGACAGCCCTGAAACCAGAAACATGTTTGCGGAGATATTCGTAAGATGATAGAAATCCCCAAAATGACTCTCGACATAGCCCTCGTCACCGGAGCCATAGCCCTCATCGGCATCCTAGGACGACTCATATACCGCGTCTCTCGCTATCTAGACCATCTCACTGCTATGCTAGGAGCATGGGAAGGAACACCCAATAGACCCGGCGTTCTGGAACGTCTAGACGACATCGAAGACAAGCTAAACGACGTACAATACCACGTCAAACCCAACCATGGAGGGTCGTCAATAGACGCCCAGAACCGACAACTACAAGAAATCATCACCTACCTAAGGAGCAAACATGGGTGAGCACGAAGCCCCCAAACCCCCCTTCATCCCCGACACAGTCCGATTCTGGCTCTACACCGTAGGAATCGCGGCACTATCCGTCCTCGGCGTCTACGGAATCCTTGACGGCGAAAAGATCTTCGCCTTCAACTTCCTCCTCGCCGCATTCTTCGGTGTCGCCGCCAAGCACATCGACCGAGGGACCCCAGCAGTATGACCACCACACAACAAATCATCGCCACCGCCAAAGCAGAAGTCGGCTACTCTAGGTGGGAAGACCCCGAACCCGGCACCAAGTATGGCCGCTGGTACGCACAAACAACCAACAGCCCCGCCTTCGGCGCATCAGGTGTCCCCTATTGCGACATGTTCGTCTCCTGGGTCCTCCACCACTGCGGAATCAACTGGATCAGCGCATACGTCCCCGGACGCGAATCCCAGGCCCGCACCCGAGGCGCCCTCCTCGACAAATGGAACATCCAGCCCGGCGACCTCGTAACCTTTGACTGGGACGGAGACGGAGTAGCCGACCACATCGGCATCGCCACCAGCGGCGTGCAAGACTCCACCATCTACACCGTCGAAGGCAACACATCCTGGGGCACTGGCGGATCACAATCCAACGGCGGCGTCGTAGCAGCACGCACCCGCAACCTCGAAGATGTCCACTACGGCATCCGCGTCGTCACCAACGCCGTCGGCGGAGGAGACTCCCCCGCCGACATCACCGCCATCCAAAGGGCCATCGGAGCCGACCCCGACAACATCCTCGGCCCCGACACCGAGCTGCGCATGCACCTCATCATCATGGCCAGCAACTGGGCAGGGCGCCAGTTCCCGCTCGGCATCCCCCACACACAGAGCGTCATCGGCACCGAGCCTGACGGTATTTGGGGTGAAGCCAGCGACGCCGCCCATGACCGAGTCACCGCCGCCATCCAGCGAGCCCTCGGCGTAGACGACGACGGAATCTGGGGCCAGGTCACCTGGGCCGCATGGGAGGCTCTAGCTCGTAGGGCAGAGCGACCCTAATTAACACACACACACACACACACAAATATCCCCTTCACCGTTCCTGCCTTCGGTGAAGGGGATATTTGTTATGAATGAAGAGCCGTGAGATCAACTCCAATTGAGGCCAATAGAAACTCAAGTTCCTTCCTGGCGTCAACCGTTCCCTGAGGACCAAAACACTTAACTGTATACGCCCTGTCTCCCTTATTCTCAAAACAAATTCGATTGTCAGGCCATCCGTAAGCCGAGATGGAGCAATCTAAACCTGAAATTCCCAAATATTGTTCAGTTGCTACAATGCTGTAGTTAGGCAATTGATCACGAAGATTGAGAATCTTTGCTGTGTTATCAAGGTGATGCACTTTAAATCCTTCCAAGACTTTCCAAACCCATACTTACTAGTGCAATACAAAGTTGTTTATGTGTGTCGTAATGTGCAATCGTTCCCGAAGTTGATTTGTAACAGTTCCATGTCTCTAGCGTGTAATCATTAATGATACGGAACGCTGTAGGCCCACAATAAAGGATATTCGCGCCACCCTGAGTATAAGCCTCTCTCATTCCGTGAGCCCGAAGCACGTGCTTAGCACAAGACAGCGGCCAAATCTTCACCGTCATTTTCCTCTTCATCAATAAAAGGAATGGTTAAAAACTTTACATACGCTGCTGCTCCATCGACATCATTATTCTCATAGGTATTTTTCACGTACCAATTAGAGTCGCCAGTCCGTTCGAGAGTGACACCCATCAAATTTCCTCCAAATTCATAATCGTCATAGCAGCCATATCTGACTGATTGGTAACATCAACACACATCCCACTACCAATAAGATTCCAAGATTTCTTATTATCTCTATAAATGTCAACCTTTCGACATTTCTTGTTTACTACAACAGCATGTTGATCATTTAATCGCATGATTTCATACTGCATCATCTTGAAAAGCCTATACACAAAGGGCGTCAACGGCTCATGAAAAATCAATCCTAATCTCCTCGAGATTCCCGTAAACAGAAAATGCCTTTGCGTCACTACAAATCCATTCATTACCATTGTTTGTTACGGTGTAAACAGATCCGTCGTCGATAAACCTAAAATAATTCACTCCCAACTCAAGCACATTAAAACTCTCCTTAATCTTCTCAACCATCATGGCATCAAAAGCCTGTGGCTCCATCCTCACTCAACCCCCTCACGCTTGTTCACGATAGTGATTGCATCCTCAACCTTCGGAGCTGCGTCTATCTGTTCAATGCCGGTCGAATGGTAGATATACCAATACCCATCAATCTCCTCAATGAGATAGGTTATTCCATTAATCATCTTTTCCCATGAACCATCCGGCATTGATGTCCACTTGTTTTCGGTCAATGATTGTGCGTCGTTCTTGTTCATGCATTAATAATGCACTCACCCAACAATGAAGTCAAGTTAAATGCATGTGAACCAACACACAAACACCATGTCCTGACATAAGCAAACCCATTGTCATAACAAAGTATAAGCCTATTAATATAAGGCCGCGCCGACGGTTGAGGATGCAATCACTATCGTGAACAAGCGTGAGGGGGTTGAGTGAGGATGGAGCCACAGGCTTTT